ATCTCCAACAACGTTATTGCCAAATAAACTTGCAGCAACAAGAGGAGTATCATCTTTGTCAAAATAAAAATTATGAAGAGTACCTGTTGTAGAATTTAGTCGAATAAATCCCGTATCAGCAATATGTGCAGGAACACTTGCAAAACTATGTGTTGTTCCATCAACATCAGTAATTGGAATTTTAATTTCTGTATTTGTTGTTTGTTCAATTTCAAACACTTTTCCATTTAAAGAGTAGTTACTGCCTCCATTTATACGTCCAAATGTTACATACTGATTAGCGGCAAAGCCGTGATTATTTCCTACAGCAATTACATACTGATCAGGTGACGTACTCTCAGTAATAGTCTGAATTTGCCGTTGTACTATATCACGATATAATCCATCTAATTCCCAATGACAAGCTCCTTTTCGAGGCGTATGATTAAATCCTTGATAAATCCATGAACAGTACTTGCCAATAATTTCTCGACGAGGAAGTGTTATTCCTTCTAAATCGTACGGTGCAACTAACTCATAAGCAACTAATTCTGCAGTTTCGCTACTTATTCTATCAATTTTATAACTATGAACTGGAAACTCTATTGGAGGAGCTGTGTTACTACCAGTAGCCAACTGATCTTTAAAAGTTCTTCTTCGTATAATTTTGCATCGAATTAAGTCTTCGTTTGAGTATTCACCAAGTGCTCCACGAAATATATTACTTAAATTTGCAACTGTTAAACTTGGTCTTGGAGTTACTCCTTCTGCTTCTGAGGCAATTCCTGTGATATTCATAGGTAACGGAATATATGTTCGAAGTTCGTAGTTTCCCGTCAAAGGATCTTGTTCACGATCTCTAAAAGTTACGCTTCCATGACTACCTCCAGAATCAAGAGTTCCCGCATGAAAATAAATACGACTAAATTCTGTAGAAAGATGATCTGGAAGTTCTAAAATAAAAAGCTCTACTAACTCTGAACCTGCTCCTCCTGCATCTTGCTTTTGTAAGTCACTTGCTATTACATTGTTTGTCATGGCTCAAAAACTCTTCTAAATGTTGCAGTTGCGCTCCAGTATTCATCATAATCAAATACATGAGAATATGTGTCACAAACTACCTTAATTGCTAATTCACCTCCTCCTGCTGCAGAATCAGGTACAGTAAAAGTAAAATTATCTGTACCTGCTTTTGAGTCAAGAAAATCTATAATTTTGTCAATTTCTGCTTTTGGTCTTCTTGAAAAATTAACAGTATATATTTCATTTACATTATTTATTCCATCTCGAACTCGAAGCTCGTAGCCATCTCCATACTGTGCTAAAAGTACTTTGGGCTTACTGCTTTTTCTCATGCCTTTGTCAGGTATTCTATTTACACTGTCTAAAGTTACAAAGCCTATCGCCATTATGCTACTCCATTAGGGCTTAGTATACCACCCGATCGTTTTTGATTCTGTAATTCTTGCTGAACAGCACGTGCTAGTAATTGACCTAATGCTTCTCCCTGCCCAGGATCACCTGAGGTGCTCATGCTTCCATCAGAGTTAACATTTATGGAAACATTCGTAGTATCACCGGACTGTGCAGGCATACCTTTCATTTCAACCGGTATTTCACGATTATTTGGTAGTGGAACAACTGCTTCTGTTCCGTGTAAAATAGCAGGATGCCCTCGAGTGGGGCCACGAGCTACACCTCCGTACTCATAATTTCGTGCTGTTTTAAAAATTCCACCATTTGCAGCATGAATAATTCCTCCATCTTTTTTACTGAAGATGCTCATGATGCCACCTTGTCCTGATGGACCAAAAAGAGCACGAAGAACTAGTTGCTTTGCAATCATTCGTGTTATGTCAGCTAAAACTGATTTAGCCATATTTTTAAATGCGTCTTTAAAACTACTTGTTCCTGTCATTAAATCGCCCAATGCTTGACCCATTCCATCTGCCAGAGAATTTGTTGCAGACTGTGATAGTTGATTTATATCCATAATCTCTCTTTGTGCTTTTCTAGATCGCTCTATTTGACTATCAATATCCTTTGTCTTGCTCTCGGCATCGTCTTTAACATCACCTTTTAGCCCTTCAATTGTTCCATCGTCACCTGATAAACCTTTTTTTGCATCTTGTAATCTAGTAATTAGCTGCTCGATTGCGGCTATTCTGGTAGTTTCTATATCCCTCGTTTCTTTCAGTAGCTCAAGCTCATTTATTTGCAAATCATACTTTAAGGTAAGCATTTCCTCTTCTCGCGTAAGAGCGTCAAGTTTAGCTAGTTTTTCTTCTTCGATTATTGATTTTCTTTTCTCAAGTACTGCTATATCTGCCTCTCGATTGATTTTTTCTAGTGCAAATCGTTTTTGAACATCACCTTTACCTGATAGTTCTACTGCTTGTATATCGTTTGCTCTCTTTCTCTCTTCCTCGGCAATACTTCTATTTAAGTCATTAATTTTTATCTTAGCAATTCTACGTTCTACAGATTCGATGGACTCCAGTATTGATAATCTTTTTTGGTCAAAATTAATTTGATCAATATTTTTTCTTGCTAGTTTAACTGATTCTTTATTTTCTATCGTTAAAAGTTTTAGTGCTTCAGCTACTTGTGCCTCTGATAAATTTAATTGAATTTTCATTTGTTCAATTTTTGAATTTGTTCTTGTTCCGCTTAATGCAAACTGTGCATCTTCCTCCTGAGCAATTTGAGCTACTAATTTAAGTTCTTTTGCCTTAGCTATATCATAACTTGATTGTGCTTGAACTCTTGCTTTTTCAAAAGTCATAGCTTTCCCTAAGGCAATTACTTGCGCTTCTTGCGCTTTTAAAACATTTATATTAATTGCTTCTTCACGAGATTTTATCTCAAGAGATCTATTTGCTAAAGCTTCAAGTATCTTTGCTCCGCTCATTGATTCAACTTGTAAATCTCCAAGAATTTTTGCTGTACTGGCAAATTCGCTTTCACTAAGTCCAAAAGCTGCTCTGCCTTTAGATAGTCCATCTCCACCAGCAATAGCTTCTGCGTCTTTTAATAGCCTAATATTAGTACTTATAAGTGTTTGAGTTTTATCAAATACAGAAGCAGCGCCTCCTTGTGCTTGCATTATCTTATCAAAAGCTTCTGCTTGCTCAATTAAGCCTTGACTAACTTTTTGTGTTGCTACAATAGTTGAATCCTGTAAGTTCTCCATATCTTGTCTAAGCATGCCTACTGTTAAACCGAACTCACGAAATGCACTATTAAATTTATTCATCCCAGCAATATCTGTAAAATCTTTATTTGTATTTATTCTTTCCATTAACTCATCCATCTGTCCTAAAGTAATGGTTGCTCTTTCTAAATCTCTGGCAGCTCCTGTTTCCATGCCTATTTTGTCTTTTAATAAGGTCATTTGGCTTATAGTATTGCGAGCAATACTTAACTCGATATTCATCAGTTTTAGAAGGTCGTTATTATGGTCTATATCCTCTGATCCTCCGGCAAAACCATAAGTTGTGATGGTTCTGCCTGTCCTGCCAAAGTCATCTTGCTCCTCCACGGAACTAAGAACTTTTCCTGCCCTAAAATCTTTTGCAAGATCCTCAACATTTTTAAAATCTGTTTCTGCAAGAGCCTTGTATCGTACTAGCATATCTTGAAGTGTTCGATTAACAGGTTTGAGACCCATTTCATGATAAGTTTCCATGTTAGCTACTAAGGCATCAACATTATCATTTTGCTCCGCAAATATATTTTGTTTTTGTTTTTCTTCGTCTGTCATCTTGAAAATTGCTGTAAGTTTCTCTATCATCTTTGTGCCTAGAACTGCGTCCATAATCAATACTCCTGCAGTGACTCTCGCTGTAAAGGTTCTAAATATTGTTGCTAGACCACTTAGAACAAGCCTTTTTGCACCACCAAGGAGACTTCTGCCTGAATTTGTAAATAGATCCTTAAGTTTTTCTGATATCTTTTTTCCGCCTTGTCCAACCTTTTCTGAAGCTGATGAGAAAAAATTTCCAAACATCGTTGCTAGTACACCTCCTCCAAACAATGCTCCAACTACGTCACCAAAACTTACAGTGCTAGCTTCAGCACTTTTAAGTGCATCTGTTAGTCCTTTTGCAACACTTTCAGTTACAGGAGCAAGTTTTCTTTTAACTTCATCCAATAATTCATTTAGAGCTTCTAAAGCTTTTGATGTTTCATTAACATTATCTCCCATGTCTTGAAACTTATCTCCTCCTTGAGTAAGAACAGCATTTGCAACAGCTTGACTTCTTTCAAATTGTGTTAGCTCTGTTACTGTTACACCTATTGATGCAGCATACTCTTTCATCACTCGATCAAGACGAATTATAATACCCAATTCATCCAAAAGTTCTGGCTCTGCTTTGATAATACCACGAGTAAGACGATTAAAAGAATCTGTTAAATCTCGCCCTAAGGTTATGGAAGCATTTTTTGCAAGAGTTGCAATTTCTTTGAGTTGTGTTTGAGTTAATCCAGCTGCCGTACCGATTGCAGCAGCTTGAGAAGCTTCACGAAAGCTTATGATACTTCCAGTAGCTTCTTTTATACTGTTTGCTAAAAACTTCATATTTGTACCGGTATTTAAAGCATAAGCAGCTTGCCCACGTTCAAGTGCGGCTAAGTCACCAATATCTTTTAGAAAACCAAAAACTGCTGTTAGAGCAAATACGTTTGCAGCAAAAGTTGCATACAAACCAACAAGACCACCCATGCCTTGTCCCATTTTTGAAAAGTTTTTTGTAGCATTTGCAGATGCGGAAGCAACGCCTTTTATATTTCTATCGGCAGTACGAGAATTCTCGCCCAGCTTACCTACCTTTCGACCGGTTTTTTCGGCAGCATCTCCAAGTTTTCGTATATTACCTTTGTCATCGATTATAAAATCAACTCCAATTTTACTCTTCGCCATTAGCCTTTCACATTATGAGTATAATTCTTGCCACTCCCTGCCGATTTCTTTTCAGCTGCTTTTCTTTGCGATTCTTGCTCCTCTGCTCGTTTTTGAACGATTAAACTTTCGTACATTTTCATAAAATAAAATACTTCTCGTCGATCTTCAACTTCATATAAGTCAAATATATCATTTAAACATGTCCAGTCTTTTCCTAAGTAGGATCCCGACATTCCTTCCCAGCGATCAGATAAAAGTGCAAATATAAAAAATGCCACTTGAACTTCTGCAGGAAAATCGGCAGGTTCGAGTGGCATTCTTTCGGGATCTGGCTCCTCTCCGAGCTGTTCACATATAAGTAAGTATTTATCTACATCTATTTTACTAGTAGTTTGCTTTACTAATTTTTCAAGTAGAGTTTGTACTTCTCCTACTTGTTCCCAGTAAAATTTTCTAAATCACCTACTGTCTCTGTTACCCAAGTATCAAACTCTGTTGAGTTCTTCATAAGTAACTCTGCATTCTCTTTAGAATAGAGTAAGGTATCATCCGGATCGTAAGCTGCTACATCTACCAAAAGAAGCTCTTCTAGGTAACGATATTTAAAGCCTGACCAACCTTTAATAACTGCTTTACAATACTCTACAATAAATATTTCTTCGTTCAATGACTCTTCGGGCTGACGAGTTTTCTTACTAAACTTTGTTGTAAGACACCTTTTTCGTAGCTTTATTAACTCTTCTCGTGCTAAATGACATAAATCTACAGTGAAACCTTCATATCCGGGAAAATTAATTGAAATTGTTTTACTTGGAGTCATTAAACTCGCTAAAGAAACAGGGGTGTCGCTCATAACATAGGATCCTTTCAAATTTAAGTGGTGAAGCGGGGGTACTTAGCCCCCGCTTTTATATTTTCTACTACATAGTATATTTTATTTAAACAAAAAAGTCAAGAAATATTTTTAAGTTCTATACTCTATAGGTTAACGTTGCGTCGTCTGCTCCAGAAATGGTGGAGGGAAGAGCCGCAAATGTAGTATCCAATGAAATTACATCTTCAATACTGTGTGTTGGAAGTTCAATATGGGAAGTTGGGCAGTGGATTTCAAGACGTGGGCCACTACCTCCAGCAGCTCCTCCGATTCCAAACTTTAAGTCAAAGCTGTTTGTAATAACAGTGTTTGCATCGATAAGATCCCTGAACAAGTCAGCACTACCATCATTACCTGTATTTAGATAACATGTAAAGTTTCCACCAACATTTCTACTTCCTGCTACTGCTGCAAAAGGTTGGTTTACTTCACCAAGTGTTACTGGAGTCAAGTATTCAATATTATTAGACAAAGTAACATTTCCACCAGTAAGTGTAGCAGTATAAGAACTTGCAAAAGTTGTTGTATCAGCAGGCGTAATTGTAAGTTGCGTAAGACGATTACGAATATAATTGCTTGTTAAACTAATTCCTGCAGTTATAGTCGGAGTTGGAATAATTGCTTCTGAAATTATTTTACCAAGACCTGACCAGTTAATTTGTGCAATACCATCAACATCAAAATCAATTGAAGCTTCGTTTACAACACAATTTTCAAGTTTGTACGTTACTGCTCTTTGAAAAGTAACAGCTCCGCCACCTGCAATACCGCCACCCTGTGCAGCTGCAATAGTAATTTGAGTTCCACCAGCTGTATTTCCTGTTACTACAGTGGCAGTCTCAGTTACTCCTGAACTATCTCCTGTAAAGAGCATTACATCTCCAGCTGCAATTGTATTTGCTACTGCAACGGCTCCGTCAAGAGTAATTGTAGTGCCAGTTTGAGCACTGCCTGATGCAACATTATCAGTATGAGTAGATGCAGTATTTGCACCAAGTGCAAAATAAATATTTGCTTCTCCAAGAGCCGCAGTATTCGACTGAGCAAGGTCAAAAACAGCAGTAGTTCCACTATGTGCTGAATATGCTGTTCCACTTGCTGCAGATTTAAACTCATTTGCAGTATTGTCCCAATATGCTTTTCCGTTAAAGAGTCCCCAAAGTACTTCTTCTACAGCATGTACGTTTGAAGAGTCAAATCCGCTAGAAGCAAAAGGTCGCACATAAGTACTAAAGCTCCACTCTGCGGGAGCATATGAATCATTAAAGTTTCGTCGTCCACGTCTACTTACACCGGTAGAAGATTCCATCTCTGACAGTGTAATTTCAGTAGCATTTTGAGCTTGGCTAAAGGAGTATCCCTCCAGTACGGGAACTTCCCATATAACACTACCAGAAGTACTGTTATTAGCCGCGAGAATTTCGATATATACTTTCGTATCTCTACTAAAATATAAATTGTCTGACATAATTTTCTCCTATTTTCTTGAAAAGACATGGAAGTGAACTTTTGTTCCTGCCAGTTTTTCCCTAGTATCGAACTTCTATGAGTATCTCTCCAACTCCTAGAGGCTCTAACGAACCTTCATCTGTATCAATGCTGACAATGGTAATTTGCTGAATCTGTTGAAGAACATTTTGTCTATCTAAATACTGCAAGCTACCGTTATCTTCAAGAACCGTTTCAACATCTTCTATTAATCTATCTAATGCAAGTGCTGCGTTTTCCTGCTTTACATAGCATCGAATTGTTACTGCTAAAAATCGGTCTTTGTATCCTCCTGCCTGATACTGTCTAGTTTCTGATCCAGCATTCATGTGAATTGCTGGGAACTCGTCTACTTCGTCCCAAAACAATAATCTGCCATGTACATTGTTTCGTACGTCTGTTAAAAACCCTGTTTCAGTAGTGCCTGTACCATTAATACCTTTTAACTTAATTACAAGTTGCTCTATTATCGCTTGTCGCCTTGATGTATAAAGTCTTGTACTCACTACTCTCTCCTAGTGTAAAATCTTCCTATAGCAAATTGTGCAGCTATCTCTCGAATAGATTTATCAATTAAAAATCTAGGATCTCTATCTGGTGTTGCCCAGGGAGCAGAACCTTGCGCACCCATTTCAAATACTTCATACGGATCTTTTTGATATGTATATCCAAAACTTGGATATCCGCGTGGAGTTTGAATTATATCTGTTAATCTTACACTATTCGCAAAACGTCCTGTTCTATTTACCAGTGCAGGACTTCTCATATTATTTTTTACTACCTCTGGTAGTGCTTTATTTATTAAGCCAATTAAGTGTAGAGGAGTTGATGCAGTTGTTTCTCCGTCTCCATCTCTTTTCTTTGCACTTACTGCAGGTACTCCTGTTCCCTTGATAATTCCAATTTTTGTTTTTTGTTGTGTCCTTCCTTTTCGGGTTGCTCTTCCTTTTGATTTTGAAACAGGTGCTGGTCGTTGCCCTTTTTTATGCTTTACTCCTTTTGCTTTTGTAAGTTGATGAGTAAGTACTTTTGTTACTCCCTCAACCAAAGAATCTGAGCCGTCTTGATCTGGAATATTAGCTAGTTCACCTTCTATTGCATTTCGAAGAGCTCTTAAAGCATCTTGTTCTGCTCTTCCTGCTGCCCAATTTTCTGCTGCATCTTCATCAGAAATTAGTGCAGTATAAGTTTTCTTAAATCGTCCTGTTGATGAAATATGTTGTTCTTGTTTTAGTTCAAGTTCAAGATTTAAAGTTTTCTTATACGTTTGAATATGTTGTTCTATTTTTTGGTATGTTTCTACTGCACCATATCTTTTTACAGAAGTTTGAGTTCTCATTATTGCTTGAGCAGAAGAAACTTGTGTTGTTGAAACTGCTTGACCATATTCTCCATGACCAACAGCCCATCCCGGTGCTTTTGAAGCTTGATCTCCCCCTTGTACACTTCCTGTTACTAATTTTGCTTCTTTACCGGTAAGTTCATTAAACTTTTTTCCAACCAGTCTTTTTATTTCTTGAACCGATCTGTAGTTTAGAACTGCATAAGCGTCATCTTTTTTTATGTCAAACGTTCCAAAAACTCCTGCTTTAAGATCAATTTTTACTTTTTTTAAGCGCTTTCCATCTTTACTGGCTAACATCTTCTTATCTTGTTTTTTTAAACTATCTCTGTATAATCGTGTTAGCTTTCTTACATGGATACCATTTCCTGTAAGCTCTGTCATTTTTTTAATAAACTCGTGTTTATGCCATATAAATATTTGTCCTTGCAATCGTAGTACTTTTTCTCTTTGATCTGCCACAGATAAGCGTTTAATAATACGCTTTGTCATGTTTGCAAGTCCTCTATTCGCCATTAGTAATTTTTATATAAGTCCAATACTCGTTTAATGTGATCTGGAAAATCACTATTATTTCGCATAGTATTCGATGCCTGGTTCTGTATACTAGCACCCGCAATTGTTTGTCGCGGTTTAGTTTGTTCCTTATAATAATAAGTTATCAAATCAATAACCGCAAGTTTTAAATCATCAGGTATTTGTGCATAACCTGCATAGTAAACTATTTTAACAGAGCCTGGCCCTCGTGGAAAAAACTTTAATCCTGTAGTTCCGTCTGTTCTATAAATGGTGTCAGTACTAGCATCAGGATAGTATTCTCCTGCTGTGTTTGTAAGTTGAGTATAACTTTCACTTATTCCAGCTCTTTCATAGACCTGTAAAGATTTCGATCCGCTATCCGGAGTAGTAATATTCGAAAGAACCAATGGTGCTTCTGATATTTGTACAAAAGATTGATCATAAAGAATATTAAAATATTCAGTTTTTGCAACCGAATAAAAATCAACAAAACTATTATTACAATAAGTTTTTACTAATTGACTCACAGAATCAGCATATGCACTTAGAATTTGGTCAGTATTTCCAGAACCTGTTATTCCAAGAACTTGCTTATAGATTGTATGGGATACTAAAAGTGCCATAATAAGTCCATTAGTAAAAACTTGGGGTGGCGAACCACCCCTCGTTTTTATTAGTAATCGAATTAGCCGCCTACGCGTCAGCTCCTCGAGTTAATTTAACAACAGATACATCAGTTGTTCCATTATTCGCTCTTAACTGATTAAAGCCAAGAGACTGACTAGCAACAATAACATTGCGCTGGTTTAACACTTCGTAATCCTGCTCAATGGATACTCCACGGAGACGTGGAATTACGTGGTTTTTAACATTAACAGCATAACCTATAGTATTTCCGGCAGTTCCGTCACCTTCAAGAGCATCGGATATAATTACGGGAGTACCATAAATTGCTCCGATTGATCCAGTGATCTTTGTAGCAACATCAGAACCAACATCAGTGATATCTGCAAAAGCAGGATCAGCAATAAGGTCATAATAACGCTTCTGTGACACAACGTATGCAAGGTCGCCAGGATTAATACCATACTTACCCATCAACTTACGTGCAGCTAAAAACTCTGCTGAAGTTACAGTAGTGTCATCATTTGCACTTCCGCTAAGCTCAAGAACATCTACCTTAACTGCAGCTCCATTTTGTGTCGCGAGAGCTTCGAGACCGTTAAAGCCTTGAGTACCGCCAGTAGTGCCGTTTAGAATTGCATCATCAACTGCGCGAGCGTGAGCACGTGCAACACCTTCAACAAGCATAGGCATTAAATTAACAAGAACTTGTTCATCAATGTCATTATCCATAAAGGTAGTCGAAACAAGTCGAGTAGCCTTTAGAATTACTTGATTTGCATTATACTGATTTGCATCAATTTGAGGGCGGTTAGTCAAGTTACCACTAGCTGCAGTATTAGAGCCCCAAGTTGCTGGAAGAGCATCTGTTTGGATTGGCAATACTTGAGTTGCTGAATTGATAGTAATTTCACGGAAAGCTTGCGCAAGCTTAAGCTCTAGCATGATTTCTTTTTCAATCGCAGCTGAAACACCTTGAGCAATATCAGGAGCACCAGTAGTTACACTACCAAGTCCTGAGTCCCACTCGAGGCCGGCTTTTTCAAAGATATCTTTTGAATAATCCGTGTTCCATCCTTTTCCAGTATAAACTCCGAGAAAATGGCCATACATGAGTTCTTTTTGGAATTTAGTTATATCCGCCTTTCCACTTCGACCGGAGAAATCACGCTTGCTGTTTCGCATTGCTTCGAGTTCCTCTGATTTTTCTTTAAGGTCTTTCTCATACTTTTCGGTGAGAGCTTTAACATCAAGTTCAGTTTGTGCTTTAATCTCTTGCTGAACATCTGCAACGAGCTTTTCTGCACCAGTTTCTATTCCAGACTTAATAGTGGCCTGAATTTTTTCGGCTTCAAGAGCCTTTGCAGTTTCTACTTCGGCAGCTTTTTCTGCTTCAGCTTTTTCTGCAGCTTTTTGCTCGGCAGCTTTCATTGCAATTTTAGCAGCAGTTTCATCTGCAACTTTCTTCGCAAAAGCTTCCAAGTCGATTTCGGGAGTTTTTACTTCTTCCGACATATCTATCTCCTTTGAAGAGGAATCTTCCTCGCTTTTAAAAGTTTTCTTGAAATCTTCATAATCCTGCTCAGAATCGAAAGACTTCGCTAATGAAAAAGTAGCTGCTTGATTGCAAGGTACTGATACAACCGATACCTCAAACAACTCAGCGTCCTTTATCTCTAATCCGTCAGTTTCCTTAATATACTCAGCGTCCTTTACCCGAAAACCAACGGAAAAAGCTCCAAGGACACCGTCTTTGATTAAATCTGCACATTCAGCATGTTTGCTGATTTTTGCCTCCATATGCAAGCCATCTGTTGTTGGAGTAACTTTTGTTGCCCGTCCAATTGGCTTGTTATAATCATGATTAAATAAAATTATAGGATTTTTCTCAAAATTTCCAAGACCACCCTTTGCCCATGCTTCTGCGGAGATAGAGTCTCCTACACGATCAAAATCAGCAGTACTTGCCATACCACGTACCATCACAGATCCATCTTCATGAAGCTCTGATTTAAACGTAGAGTGTAAGTTAAATACTTTATTCATAGTTTTTTCCTACAGTCTTTTCTCGAAGAGCCTCTAAAGGGTCTTTTTTAGGTAATTCTACTTTTGGCTCTGGAGGAGGTGGAGGTGGGGGTGCCTTAGGCTTAGATAAATCAGGATAGGTAGTTTTAAGACCAACCAAAAAATATTTCCAAGCCTTAAACCGTCGTTTGACTGCTGCAGTTGGAAGTGCTCCCCTTCCTACAATGTTTATATAACTTTTTTGATCAATGTCAAGAGGCAGGTCATAATCTTTAAAATGTTTATACCCTGTTTCTAATAGATTTCTCTTGTCTCGAACTCCCATCTACTCTTCTCCTTCTTCAACAGGTCTACCACCCTCGCTCGGGTTTCCAGCTGACCCTGCAATATTTGCAGGTACTCTTATTTCTTCAGTACCCTCTATTTTTTCAAATCCAAGCCTTTCACGTGCTTCTGCTGCAGTGATAATTCCGCCATTTACAAGTGAAGTATAATAAGCGGAGGCATCTCTAAGTTCTGGCTGTAAAGCTGGTATATCTGATATATCTTCTGTTATATTAAATCCAAAATAACGTGAAAGTCCAAAATTTAATTTTCTTACAATTGGTAGTATTGTTTCCAAATAGTAAAGTCTCATATTAGGACGTATATTTGCATTGTTTCCTGAATCTAACATTATTGGAGGAACTCCCAATGCTTTTAATACTATTTTTTCGTTTTGCTCTATAGAATTTTGAAAATCTAAGTCTTTAAAATTTGTCTGTGAAAAACTATCAATCTCTATTCCACCATCAAGAACTAAAGGTCTTCGTCCGCCTGTATCTGGTCGATATCTTTGCTGCCATGCAACTATCATTCGATCTTTTATCTTATCGGACAATGTATTTGGTGATTTTAGTACTAACCCTGGAACTGCTCCATTCTTAAAGAAATTATCTTGAAATCTTCTCATTGAAGCAATTAGCTGCATTGTTCGCAGTGCTGGCTTTAACCTAGATACTCCTCGATAGATTGAATAAAAAGAATTTTCTTTTATATGTATAATCTCATCAGGAGTATAATCAATAAGCTTTAAACTATATTTCTCTACTAAAGTATCTTTGTCGGCTTTTACTCTAACTTGATCTGCTGGTAAATGGTATAGATGTGCTCCGTCAAAATAAATAAAAATATTACCATCTAAAAGATAGTCTGTTATTAAATTACGCTTAAAAGTATTTACATCTTGGAAAGGATTTGGACTTTTGTTCAAAAGCGTATCTACTTTTGCTCGTTTTACTCCTTTAACAATCCCAGGAAAAGTATCAAAAGGACTTACTATTGCAGGTACTTCTGCTGTATCGTCTACTATCATATTTACACCACGATTCACAACTTCTAACTGCTCATACATTCTTTCATATGAAACAGTGTGCTCTCGTGAGCTTTCTACTTTTCCTAGATCATAGGATTGAGCAGGATTTAATTTTTCTTTAACTCCAAGTAGTCTGTGATACCAAGCCATGTTTTTCTCTTTGTATGTTTACCCACCGCATTTGTTTTTTGGCTGTTCCCAAGGAAGGTTCTTTGCCATAGACAGAGTGAAGGTGTTTGTGGTGCATATTGCATAAAGTTACAGCGTGTTCGTATAACTCTGCCTCATGCTCATCAATAAAATCTTCTCGAAGTGCCTGTATATACTGTGGATTTAAATTGTTTTCTTTTAACCATTTATTCAATAGTCCTGTTAAACTATAGAAGTGGTGAAAGTCTAACTGAGTGTTTCTCCCACAGATATAACATTCCGGTCCTTTTTTATATCGTGATTTAGCTTTGTCTCTTACATACTTTACTATATCGCGTTTTAACTTGGGCATTTTATTCCTCCCAGTTATATCATTACAAGAATTATACTAAGTTTTAGTTGATTTGTCAATAATTATTTTTCAGAGGTCTCATTAGAACGAAGTGTTCGAAGTTACAAACGAGTACAAAGCATATCGCATTGCATCAGCCATGTGAGATGAACGATCATGTTTCGGTCGTTCTTTCATTAAATTAGGGTTAGAATCCCACTGATACGCTTCTACTGCATATTGACTTTCTGAGCAAGTCTGATTTATAACTAATTTATTATTATCTACAATTCCTGCTACATGCCCTATACCATCTAGTACTGATTTTTTTGCATTAATAGTTGAAATATCAAAATTTTGTGCTAAATCAAATCGTGTTTGTTGTGCAGCAGAATCAATATAAATATAGTCAATATCCCATTTATCAATTAACTCTTGTATTTCTCCAGCATGTTGTTCAGTAGTTCTTTCTGCATTTATATATTCATCAACAAGATAATATTTTTCTGTATCCCAGTCATATGCAATTACACAAAAGGCAGTAGGATCCTTATAGCCAACGTCAAGCCCAGCAAATACATCCATTGATGTAGTATCAAACTGAGTGAGATCGTGTATGCACTCTTCGAAATTAAAATTCCAAATCTGTCCTTCATATGTATTAAAGTCTGCTTCATATTCCTGTCTAAATTCTGCATCTGACATTGATTTACGAGCTTCTGCAATGTCAGACTCACTCATCCTTGGGTTGTCTTTATAGCTTGCTTTTATTGAACACCATTCAGGAAACTCTTCAGAGAAACCTCTTTGCCAAAACTGGCTAAACCAATTATTTCTACCTCGCGGTGTAGATATAAATAATGCTTTTGAATTTGGCTTGTCTAGAGTAGGTCTAAGAGCCACATTGAAAGCGTCCCTTCCGTCCACAAGAGCAGCTTCATCAAAAATAATAAGGTCATAACTCCTACCAACACAGGAGTCCACCTGGTTGATCGACCCCATACGAATCGTAGAACCGTTAGAAAGTTCGATGACTTTGTCTTTTGCATTATCTCTTTTTACCTCTAAATCAAAATGTTTTATCAGTTGTCTCTGTAAATCAAAAGAAATCTGAGACAACGCATAGTTCGGGGACATTATGAGGATGTTGGAACCAGGCACTAGAGAAACTAGCTGACCAACGATATTTGCAATGTATGTCTTGCCTTGCCTTCGGGAGATCGCTGCAGAGACAAAACGATACTTCGGACTATTAACTGCGTTAATAATAGCTACCTGGGATGGTAGTGGTTGAACTTCCAGCAGTTTTAAATAATCAACTACTGGAAGCTTGAGAAAGCGTGTCTCAGATTTCAAATTTAAAATGTAGTCGTCAATTATATCAGAACGACTTATTTCGATTGCCATTTTATTTTCTTGCCATGTAAGCCTGCGCACCAAAATACATACCAACTATGGACGCCTGCGATAAAAATATCATATCACTCATTGATCCCCAAGTGTCTAGCTTACTTTCTGGTATAATCAATGATATTAGTGGGTATGCACACATTGCTACAATTGATACCCATGCCATTCTTTTTTGTGCTTCTGCTTTTTCTTCTCTTAGTTCAAGTTCAATCATTTCTCCTGCTCTTGAAAGTTCTTCGTCTGTTACTACTCCGTCTCCATCCATATCATATTGAGCGTATCGAGTTTTTGTTTCAAATTTTTTTACCATCATTTGTTTAACAACGCCTCCAACTCTTGCTTTGTTTTGTTCTGTGTTAAGTCTATCAGAACATCATCCGGCCCTGCTACGTGTGGATGGCATACTGCTGATTTTGCTGGAACAAAGTTATTGTATGCTCTTGTTAGTTCCTGTGCCTGCCACCTACACTGATCCAAATGTTTATAGTAAACTCGAGGTGCTTCGTCCCCTGTTGAGAGTATTACAACTAGGGCGTAAGCCCACACTATTCATGCTCCTAGTTAGCTCTTTGAAGCATAATTTCAATTAGTTGCTGTAGTTTCTCATCAGACTCTTTAGCTGTTTCTGCTTGATCAGCTAGGGAACTTACTATCGCTTCTATTTTGGCTTCATTGACTTTACTCAACTGCCCAGTCTCTTGTGCAGACTCTGCAGTTTTTTCCACAACACCACGTATTCGATCAAGATCCTCTTGAGTCGATTGAGCTTGTGCCTGCATCGTTCCCCAAGCAATACATGCAGGTATAACTCCTGCAAGAATGGGTAGCGTCCATGACGGTACTTTTATGTCTGACATTCCTTACTCCTAATAACTTGGGAAGAATAAATACACATCCCCTGTTAGTAAATATATTACAAAACTAATTGGTGCTACAATAACAATCAAACTTGCTAACTCTACCATTAAACGTTTGTGCCAAGGTAGAGTGTCTTGCCAATCTCTAAATGGCTGAGTTTTTTGCATTAACCAGTCTTTCAACTATTGCAACCACAATCCGGACATTCTGGAGGACATACACAAGTTTCACAACCACAACAATCACACATTACCATTTCACCTTATCAGCCCAATAGGCTGCTGACATCTTTCCTCTTGCTATATTCTTACGATGTCTTGCTTTAAATGAAGCACGTTTCTTTTTCATTGCTTCGCTTTCTCCTGCTTTTGGTTTACCAGCAGTGCTTGCTCCCTGTTGACCAAAACGTATCGTTTTAATTTTTGTCCCAACTTTTGCCACTACTATATGACTTTTTTTCGGGTGACTTGGTGTACGCTTTGGTTTGTTGAACCCCTTCACTCCAGCCCGCTTTAGCCGTGGATCCTTCTTTCTTGCCATTACTTTCTCCTGCAAAACTTGAAGCATCTTCTTCTTTAAAAAAGCTATGCATCTTTCCTGCGTCATCAATTACTATCCAGCGAGATCCTTTTTTGTATTTTATCATCTTCGGACCCTCCTTCGACGTTTTTTTGTAAAAGTTTTAACCATAGTAGGTTTTCCACCAACTCCTTGAGGTTTTGCTCGCTTACGTCGCACTGCCGATTTAATTTGCGCTTTTGTCATACTACGAGCTTTTGAAAGAGGTACACACTTTGGGTAACCTTTTTTACCTTTCTTTGCTTTTTTGCGTCCACAAGGTTGAAACTTACCCTTCTTCTTTGGACGACCAATATCTACCCATTTTTCGCTGAACCATTTTTTGAGTCCTCCCGCTTTAGCCACGACGATAAGTACCTCCTCTTTTCTTGTAAGTACGTACAAGCCATGCATTAGCATATGCACTTGGATATACCGCAAATTTTCTTTTTGCTGCTGCTTTTACTGAAGCATACAACTTAGGCTTAGTAGGAACGTTTCTTACTTTTTTTGCTGCGCTTCTTCGTTTTTTTCTTGCCATGAGCACTATCCTTCATCAGCTTGCCTCCAGGCATGAAATGATAACCTTTCGGAGCGCGTTTGCCTCGATAAGTCTTACGCATTACTTCTTAGCCCTTTTCTTCCTAAGAATTGCCTTTTGCAACGCCATAGGAAGCTTTCTCTGTTTGGCGGTAAGACCGTTCGCTTTTTTCTTTTTCTTACCAACTTTCTTTTTACCATTTTTCTTTTTACCGTAATGTGATGGCATCTTCATTCTCCATATAGCAGTTTCGTCTAAACTTTCTGCCTTGAGCTTGCTGTACCCAGTCTAGCTCTTGAATAATACGATTGTACCAAAGTTTATCATAATCGTCGTGTGCCTTATCCCGATCTTCTAATAGTTGATTAATTCTCATTGGTATATAATCTGGTTTTACTCTTCTACCCATTACGTATACCCCATATATTTGAGCCCTTCAAAAGTTGCTATCATTACTGTAACTATTGTAGATAAGCATCCTCCGAACATCTTTACATATGACATTACTTCTTCGAGCTCTTTCTTGTCTGACATTCGCTTTTTCTTTGCTTCGGCAGCTCTTTCTCTTTTACAATCTCTTTGAAACTCTAACCACCTGTCCCACATTCCCGGAGAGCCTGAATAAATCATTATCTCTCGTAATTTGTATTCTTGTTGTCTTAGTTTCTCAAACTCCATAAATGTTTGAATTTGAGACTTACTTCCTTTTTTGTTTGAGCATCTTGCAATAATTGCTTTTGAATTAAAATAATCTGCACAACTTCCTGCCATTTGTGATATATCTTGTCCATGTCTAACCAAATTCATAATCTGACTGAGAGCAGCATTCGCAGCTTGCACTTCGGCAAGCATAACTTAACCCATATAACCTGAGGCAACGATTCCCGCTAAAAATAATATAATTGTACCTCCCATGCCAAGCATACGTGTTTCAATACGCTGAAGATGTTTACTATTCTCATCTACACGAGTAAAAATAGTTTTCCATCTTTCTTCGCACTGTGCTTCGTGTGCTCTAAAAACAGTTTCTAGGTCATGTAGTTCCAAGGAGTTTCTCCATGAGCTTACCATAGTTGCCTTGTCCAAAAGGTATTTCTGAATTAATTTGTACGTTATTTTGTGTTCGAATATTGCCTGCTTGAGCTTTTTCCAAATCTGCTTGAGCTTTAATTTCATCCATTCTCATCTTATGAGCCATTGAGAGTAAGTCTGCTAAATCTTTGCTTGAATATACGCCTGATTCCTGTGCCTCTTCTAGTTTCGACTCAATCATTTCATCAAGAACTGATGCTATATTATTTCGATTACGGTATCCCATATCTAGATATACAGTATCAATATATTTCTTAACTTCTCGTTTACTCAATAAATCCGCTACTTTATCTTCTGATACGCATAGTTCTTGACTTACAGCTTTTATATTTCCAAACTGTAAGTAACTATTCGCTATCTCCATACCTTCTGGAGAAATTGTAGTGAGTTCTTTAGCCATAGTAAGAATTATACTTAAATATAAGTAAAATGTCAAGAATTATTTTTACAGGGTGCAAGAAAAAACGCTCTTCATCCCTGAAAAGCGTTTTTAAAGTTTTTTAGAGTTACATGTACATTGCTGCGATTACGAGGAAGGGCATTCCTACTGCGGTAAGTGCTAACACTCCGCCTTTTACAATATCACAATATGTGCATATCTGCTGCTTAGTTACGACTGCTGACACCAATATTCTCCTATTTTCCTTGTCCAAAAATTTGCTTTTGAACAGAGATATTATATCAAAGAATAGTCGAAATGTCAAGTAATATTTATATCAAATATGTGATATTTTCTTATGGTGAGTATACCAAATTTGATATAACGTTACGTTAGAAACCAAAAAATTTTTTTAAGTAGTACGTGTGGGTGACCCCCGCGCGGCGGTCTCGAAACTAGTTTAAGAACCGCCCCTAAGTCCTTGATATATAAGGAGTTTTTATTTTTTAAGAGTTGGCATGCTTCTTGCTTGCGAAAAGTTGGCACGATTCTTGCTTGCGAAAAGTTGGCACGATTCTTGCTTGCCCTCGCGGTATGCATAAAATGCATGGGCGTTATGCAAACAAAGCATGATCTTTTTTTCTCTAGGGTGTTGACATATTCTGCCGCAACCCTCATAATACTTGTACATTCACTGATAGAGGACAGGTCATGAAGATGCCCCGACCCAGAAACTACACCGACGGCATGGTGGCGACACTTCGCAAAGCCGCACCCCTTAACTGGGCGAAAGCTAAAGAGCTTTCCGTTTCCCTTAATCGCTCGCCCAAGAGCATAGTCGCCAAGGCAAAAAATGCGGGCATTCCGTATGAGTCCATGCCTAGGCGTAAAACTCAAGGCGATGTTGTTACTAAAGCGGATTTGGTTTCTGAGATCAAACGCGCTCTAGCAACTGACGATTCGCTTGAGGGTTTGGAGCTTGCAAAAGCTCAAGCGCTTATTAACTTGCTCAAGGCAATCCCATGATTGCCCTTGTAGGTTGGGCGGGCGCTCTTTGCATGGTGGCGGCATCTTTTTCGATGCCGTCTATGCTCGGCTTTTATCTTGCTATACTCGGCTTGTCACTTCTTACTGGGCAAGCATACGAGCAAAGAAACTGGAATTTGATTTTTCTGAATATTGCGAGTATAATAGGATTTTCTACTTCACTAATGAGGCTACTAGCATGATTAAAATATTCGATCTCGACGGCACTGTTATCGATTCATCCGAGCGCACTCGATATCTCGCAGATGGTTCGCTTGATCTGGCGTACTGGCAAGCGAACGCAACACCGCGAAAGATTGCGGCGGATAAACTGCTACCACTTGCCAAGCAAATGCGGTCGGCTTATACTCGCTCGCTCGTCATTGTTTGCACTGCGAGAGTTATGAGCGCGTCCGACTATCTTTATCTAAGTCAGAATGGGCTAGAATATCATGCGATATTGTCGAGGCCAGAGGGCAACACAATGCCCGATCTTGCGCTAAAACTCTATGCGCTTGTGGGACTCTGCCGCCAATATGAGTTATCATGGGCGCGATTTTGCTCTACTGCGATAATGTTTGATGATAACATTTCTGTTATAGAAGGCTTGACTTCAGAGGGCATTCGGGTTTATAATAGCACTACATTAAACGAGAGGTTAGCGGCATGAATAAAACACAAATTGCAACTTGGGCGCTTCGGGCTTATATGGTCTACAGCATCACAGCCGATCTAGTTTTACTGGGCGGCATTATCTACTTGATTTTTGGAGGTCAATCATGAAAATCGAACTATTACACACTGTGGACACTGTCAATATGAAGCCGAGCCATTATGAGATTCAAACTGGATCTACTGCGAATGGGCATTATTACTTCTGGAAATTGTCTAACGCATGGCTTGCATTTCCGCATCTCAAGCCACAGATTCAAGGCGAGCGCGTTATCGTCAAGATGGGCTACGCAAAAGCCGAGCGCGTTATCGGGCAAAATAAGTCGGGCAGACGCTACGGCATTGGTGCGGTGCATCGCACTCGCGAAACTATCCAAGCATGGGAAAAATCTTTCAACCTTAAAAAAGGTGTTCTTAAGGGCAAGATTTATGGAATCGCTACGCACTCGGTAAATGAAGCACTGGCGGCAGAGCAATTTTTGCACAAAACATATCAGGGGTCAGATATTCACTTTTTGCCCGAAATTTTGAGCATGGCAAAAAAAGCGGGCAATCCTGCCCCCTCTGGAAAAACAGAATTTTACCTGCATGATATATTCGCACTCTGGGATTTATGGCTAGATTCTCAAGGGCGCGACAGAATGGTGGACGGCTGGGCAGATATTCGCGACAAAAAATTTCGCGGACAATCTGGGTGGCGCTTACCTGTGGACGGCTACCGACTTTAGTCGGTCGCTGTCCTATTTTTTAACTTTTAACTTTTAACTTTACACAAGGAATTTTCAATTATGAAAAAACTACTAATCCAAGAAATTCAACAATTATGCCCCGAACTCAATTCACAAAGCAAAGGACTCGAGCGCGCAACTATTCCAATACTGGAAATATTTTTGATGAATTTGCAAAAAAATGCTTGACATCTTTACTGACCGCGCTATAATGGTTATACATTCACTGAAACGAGGAACACAAAATGTCTTATAGAGATCAAGCGGCAGAAAATCTTTACGAGGAACTCTGCGAGGAAGGCGAAAAAGCTGGGCTTTCGGATGACGCAATTGAAAGCTGGATTGACCAAATTTGGGAAAATCGCTACGCGGAAATTCCCGACGGGGGCGAGATGTATGCCTAGAAACGGAGCGCTGTAAGTCCTTGATTTCAAAGGGATTTCGGCGCCGCCGCGCCCGAGTGCGAAAGTGAACGCTTACCCCCATTTGCTCTGTGTGCAACCTAGTGTGCAATCGAACAAAACAGTAGTCTCTGCAGTCGAGTAGTAGTTCGGCGAAATTTTCTGCGCCCACTCGAGTAGTAGTTCTATGAAATATTTTTGCGCCCACCATAGTGCGCGATCGAACAAACTTTGTCAAGTGTTTTTTGGTGCAAAAGCAAAAATAAAATAACGTAGTCTGCGCCCACTCGAGTAGTAGTTCGGCGAATTTTTTATTTGCTTGTCCAGTAGTAATCTTGTGAAATTTTTTCAGTTAGTCGAGTAGTAGTTCGGCGAATTTAATGTGCGCCCAGCCGAGTAGTAGTTCGGCGAATTTTTTAAGCCGCGCCCATTATACCCCTGCCGCCGGCAACTTGTCAAGTCTTTTTTTAAGGTTTCCTTAAATATTTGCGAATAAGTCTGGTCTTTTCGGTCACAAGTTTATCTTGACAAGTCGGGGCGGGGTTGATATAATATGCGCAGATTTTGGAAAATTTGGGAAGGTTCGGGAAAACAGAACTTGACAGGACAACCCCGCGCGTGGCCCCCCGGAATTCATTGCCACAATTTTTCCTCCAAAACGTAAAAAAGTTCTTGACAAGATCCAAAAAGTCCCGTATAATACATTTATAAAATCGAAAAACGCTTAACAAATTCTTAATTTATATGATTGCCACAGGAGGCATTTATGACAGCAACTACTACGGCTCGTGTACCGAATTACACTGATGCGATGGTCGCCCGCATGGTAGGCGAATACACTGCAGCTCCTAGCTCGGAGACTGTTTCTGCTCTGTCTGCAGAGCTTGGTAAGAATAAGCGTAGCATTATTGCTAAGCTCGTTCGTGAAGGTGTCTATCAGGCACAAGAGCGCACCACCAAGTCTGGTGCTACCATTGTTCGCAAAGCTGAGCTTGTTTCTCAGATTGCGTCTCTGACAGGGACTAGCGTTGATTCGCTGGTGAAGGCTTCAAAAGCCGACCTTCAGCGCTTGGTAAATGCGCTTCAGACTGTCCTACCCTCTGCTTCTTAGAGGGTTTGATGGACTGGTTTATCGCTGGAGTTTTGGGACTCTTGGTAGGCTGTATTTTTTCTATCGTCTACCAAGAGTTGACCAAGCCAAAAGAAAAAGATCCGACCATAGGTGATTTTATGAATCACTATAATAAATCCGCTGACCACTATCGTGACGGAGATAACACATGAGAAATTACTTTGCTGAGAACATAGTAGAACTTGTACTAAAAGACAAGAGTTCTAGTTTTAAAATGTTTATCAATTGTTTTCTTGCATATAGTGCTTTTGCGATGATGGTATTCACTTATATTATATTGGTGCGAACATGAACCGATATGATGATGAGCAACTTGACTGGCTAATGTTATTTTTTGGAATGATGCAAGATGGTTGTACAAAAGACGAAGCGATTACTTATCTTGCAACAATGGATGCAGGTGCAAAAATAATTAAAATGTGTCTACAACATTTGGAGACTGAGAATGGCTAGTTATAATGAATACGCTTATCGACAGGAAGCTCGAGGAAGTGACTCTACAACAGTATTTAATAATTGGGCGAAAGAAATGTTTACCAATTCAGACTATCAGCCAGTGCTTGTTCGGCACTTTGAGTCTGGAGATACTGTAACTGTAGTTGAGTTTGATTGCCCATGGTTGCACAGTCCATACACTGCTTTTGATACAGCAGCTCATGCACTTGCAAGCTGGCATGAACGTGGTATGATAGTAGTAAGAAACTGGAATGACGATGAGGAAACCAACCGCCCTTCATGGGCTTGGAACCTCAAAACAATGAGTTTCTTTTGTGGACGTTATAATCAATGGTGTGTAATAATAGAGTGGGAGAATGAAAATGGATGAAGTATGCGATACAGACGATATGTGCTTAGGCTTTGATCTACGCGATGAAACATCTCAGCGTGAGCAGTATGAACTGTTTATCGAAAAGTTACCAAACGAACTCAAAAATGGTAGAAAGTATCACGAGGAAGTGTACGAAAACCAAGAGTATGTACGCTATGATATCTCTCTTGTGGTGCGAAAAGATGAGCCGCCTATGGTATTGGAACAGATAACAGACTATTTAGTACCTGATGAATGCGTTATATCGCAAAGCACTACACGCTTTCAACCAAGTAGAAAGTTTCGAAGAATTATTTCTGACCATTTGAAAAATAATTGTTGACAGAAGGTTAAAAATTTGAGATAATAGTTTTTCAAAATTTGGGAATAAAGCATCTTATGGAAAGGTCGCGGGCTGTACGTCTACTACATCGGTAGTAGGTATGTGAGCAAAAGCTGGTGAAGCACTCTTTATCACAACTTCACCACAAGTACATAGGATTGCAGAATGAGACTGATGTGAGGACTGTTGACCCAAATGAAAGTAGTGGTGAAGCAACGTGGCATAGCCAGAACGCACTCAAATGAATCTAACTATCAGCTACACATCAGAACAGCAGATAGTAAAGAAAACAGCCACTACAGGGTGATCGTGTCATACCTATTAAAGGACACGAGGTGGGAGCTACCGAGTGCCACTAAAAATAAAAATGCATTTTTAACCCCATATTATGCCGAGCATATCCGCTATGAAGCCTCTAATATGGGGAATTTTTTTGGGGGAAACTAATGGATAAAATTACAAAGTTACAAACTGAAGCAGAGCACCAAGAGCAAAGACTTCTGTTTCAACAAAAGAAGCTTGAAGCACAGGCAAAAATAATTGCTGAACAAGCAAAAGTAATTGAAAGGAAACAAAAATGAAACCAAAGTCAGGAATCTACGAAGTAAAAAACAATTTTGGTAAAGTAATATATCGAGGCTCTTGTAACGAAGTTTATGTACAACGAAACTATCCAAGCTATTCATATTCGTATGAGTGCATTAAACCCGATATAATCGGAAAAGATGAGTACAAACAATGGCGGAGATAATACAGTTTCCAAATCAGGAAAAGAAGAGAGAACGTCTCAAGAACAAACTCGATGAAATGATCAACAAAATGGACGATGCCTATGATGAGATGGATATACTCATGGGCAAGATTTCTGATATTGGTGACTCTATACATGAAGTCGAGGTAGCTTACAGCGCAGTATTGCGTGAGTACGCTAGAATGGTAGAAAAGGAGAGTATAGAAGCTAGACTTCTTACATATTGCAAACAAGTAAATATTCGATATGATGGCGACACTAAAACACTGCACTTCGTATTAGAAGATTTTGAAGGAGATGAGCCAGCATGAATTATACAAAAGATCAAACAGACTACATAGTGGGCGTGTATGAAAGTGAGCCTACTATGGAAGTTGTAAACGAATTAGCCGAAGAGCTAGGAAAGAGTCCTAAGTCTATAATTGGCAAACTATCCCGAGAGGGAGTGTACAAGCGAAACGTGTATGTAACCAAGAGCGGGGTCGCTCCAGTCACAAAAATTGAGTTAGTTACAACAATTGCATATGCATTAGGGCTAGAGGATAGTCAGTTGGAGGGATTGGAGAAAGCTCCGAAGCAAGTATTATTTATACTGGAAAGAGCAACCGCTGCGGGGTCAGGAGCAGAGTAAAGTCGCTACGGGTGCGTAGAGAGCCTTCTTTCGAGAGGGCTTTTTTTATGTCTACGAAAAAACAGGACGCCGTAAGGGGATAATCTAAGATAATTAAGAATAATTTTGAAAAAGGTACAATGAGTTAAAAAATCGCGAATTGGGGATAATTTTTTTAAACATATATGAGTGTGAAATAGACGCAACTTTGGAACGAAATCAATTATGACCTTAAGTACCCGTTGTGTCCTTATCCGGTTATTAGCACGTTGGCACTTAGATCATAATTAGAATAAAATAATTATGTAAAATTAGCGGTTAGGAGGCTCCCTTAGATTCCGCCTCCAGACGCTTTTTACACAAGCATTTTATATTCAACAAGATTAATCTGTGATCGATCTTATCATTCATTAATTTATATTTATTATATCACACAAATTAAATTTTGTAAAGGGGTAATTTTTCCGTAGGTCATAGAGTGAAACTGCTTGTACGGCTCTTCAGTATCGTAAAAATACTCTATTTTCGAAGAACTAGAGGAATAATTCCCAATACATACCAAGCCATGAATGCTATCATTACCTCCACAAAGTCGGACGCCTCTGACAAGTTATGAAATAAAAATCCAGTAACATATATCCACCAAATGGAGGCGAGCAGCCAAAAACTTGCTTCTTCTATTTGTTGTATCATTTGTAAGTCCTATTGAATTGATAATTTGTGTGATGTGCCCAAGCAATACATACACTTGAGACTACGTAAATCTCTGCTTCTGCCCACAGTTTTCCATGTCGAATTTCGTGAGCATCAACAGATTTTCTACATTGCTTGAGTGTAGTAAAAGGTTTTTTGTGAACGACAGTGCTGCAATCTGGTTCGTCTTTCAGAGTGCAGAGTAGAAGTATAGCGCTAAACAGTTCCACGACGCGCTAACTCATTACGAATTTTCTGAAGTCGTTTTGGAGTTAAACGAGCGTCTTTAATATCCTGTATGAGCTGGCTAGTAGGAATTGTATGCATATAGTGGTTTCTGATAGTGGTCTTTCGAGTGCTACGATCAAAGATTCTTTCGGTGGGTTTGTATTTCATTGGCATATTAGTAGACCTTGATATCTGGGTTTTCTTTGGGATCCATTTTTACTGGTGTGCAGTATGCTTGAAAGCCAGCAGCCATGGACATATTAAGTTGTAAAGCGTAGTCAGTGCAGGCAACAACACTGTAGAAGAACATATCATTACTTTTGATATCTCCGTTGAACATGACTATCAATAAAAATATATGTTTCATTCATTCTATCGCCCGATAATGTTAGAGAGCTTGGGATAGTATCTTCCCGCTGTCGTTACTGCAATGATATTCATACTCTCCAATGCAGTATATTGTAGATCATGTTTCTTCTTCTGTACATGCCATTTCAAGCAAGTGCCAGAAATAATGTACTTTGTTTCCTTTGAGAGCTTGGTACTGTTGATGGCATCGTAAGTGTAGATTGAACGCATACAGTCTCGTACATCGTTGTGTATCTCAGGTAGTTTTTCGATTTCACATCGAGGCTCTCCCCAAGAGGTGGTACAGATTAATACAAGTGCACTAAACAGTTCCATTCTGCTTCTCCTTGTAGTTGTTTATTGCCGCCTTGATTGCATCTTCTGCGAGTACACTACAGTGTATTTTTACAGGTGGAAGTGCAAGTTCTTGAGCAATATGTGTATTTCTTATTGAAGCAGCTTCATCAATAGACTTGCCTCTGACCCACTCGGTGAGTAGAGAAGAGCTAGCAATAGCAGAACCACAACCATAAGTTTTAAACTTCGCATCGGATATAATTCCTTTGTCAACTTCAATTTGAAGTCGCATAACGTCTCCACAAGCAGGAGCTCCCACCATACCTGTGCCGACATTCTTTTTAGTCGCATCCATCTTTCCAACGTTACGGGGATTCTCATAGTGATCAATTACCTTTTCGCTGTAAGCCATATTAGTCCTTATGTGACATAGAAACTTTCTCCGCAGCCACATTCACTTGTTACATTGGGATTTGTAAACTCATATCCCTCTTCAAATTCTTTTTTACGATAGTGTAAGTCCGAGCCATGTAAATAGAGCATACTTTTTGCATCTATATACAATCGTTTTGAGCCCGCACGAACTACTGTATCAGTTTCTTCTTTCTTGTAGCAATATTCCATAGCATATGCAAGTCCACTACAGCCACTATCTTCTACACGAATGCGAATACCTATACATGGTGGTGTTAGATGTAGTTTTGTAAGTTTGCTTCGTGCAGATGCGGCTACATGTATCATGGCATTCCAAATAAAGTTTTTACTAAGTCCGGTGGACTGTAGTTTTTACCCTTGAGTACCTTTCCATCTTCACGATAGATTGGTTTTCCGTTTTCATCTAACTTACTCATGTTACTGCGGTGTACCTCTGCAAAAGACACATCAAGATCCATGCCGTATGCATGGCCAGCTCCATAAACTACATAAAGTAAGTCTGTAAGCGCGTCAGCAATACCAACCAGATCTTGTTTTAAAGTTGCCTCACGTAATTCTTTAAGTTCTTCATCAATTAGTTCTACCCTTAGTGCTGCAACATCTAGTCCCGGCCATTCAATTACTGGTTTTACTTCTTGTCCAAAAGTTCTCATAAACTCTTCGACTAGTTGATTATTTGTCATTAGTGCAATGTCCTTATATCTGCTCCAAAGTTATTAATTACGTGACGACTCTCACTAATTGAGTCGATCATTATTTCATACTCTTCCTCATCGAGTATTGTTTTATAGAGTCCCAAAGCCATAGCAGTTAATACACCTGCAACAACCATAGGATTTTTATCTTTTAACAATTCAAAAATAAACTGAGCTGTTTTTGAATTTGCTTCATCTATTTGAAGTTTATCTTCGGGGCTTATTGAGTCCATTTGTACCTCCTTGTCTACGCTTTTCTCTTAATACTGCCGCTGATTTAGCTTTGTTTCTTTTTTGACAGGGTTTTTCATAATGCTCACGTTTACGAAGTTGTATTAACTTTTCGCTCTCTTTTAACTTACGCTTAAAGATGCGCAATGCAATTTCAATATTGTTATTTTTAACTTTTACGTGCATCTTTTAAATCAAACTCCTTATTATATTTTTCATAAGCGTATTATAACTAAAAATAGATATTTTGTCAAGTATTATTTTTCAAACCGTTAAAGACATACAAAAAATTTTTCTTGACAAAAATGTATAAATTTAGTATAATAATCACTGAAAAAGCCGAACTACATAAGCAATTAAACAGGAGTTTTTATGGACTTAACCTTAATTTGTATTATTTTATTTTGTATATGGGGCTGTGGCCTACATAGCTATCATTTAGGAAGAAACAGCGGCATCGCAGAGGCTGTTGATCATATGCAAAAAAAGGGGTATCTAGACCTCGATGAATAGTGATAAATCAAGACCTCGACGACAAGACCTCCTCAAAGCTTTTGATGAGGGCCTACTTGTTTATATAGAATTCAAATCTCAAAATTCAGGAGAATTACTGGAACTTCTTTGCACCAGACCTCCTTCCGTAAGAAATCAAGGTGTTGACAACTCACGGCTCGTAGTTTATCGTATGGATGAAAACAGATACGAAGACATTGCGTGGTCAAGTATTAAATCGTGGACCAAAGATGGAAAAGTCAAAACAAAAGTGGTGGACAGTCTGGAAGCATAGCTTAGGTTCCTACAGCTATGAGGATACGGCTGGGCATGACGATTTGATTGCGATAATACGAACAACAATAGTTTCAATAAATTTAACCTGCGCATTTCTCATAATAATGAATATTATAGTAGGATGGTTATGAAAAAATGGTGGAGAATCTGGGCAAAGTCGCTTGGAGAGAAGGTTGGAGAAACAGACAGAGAAGCAGATACCATAGCTACTATACGTACAATATGGTGGTTAACACATATGGCGACTTGTATATTTATTATTCTCAATGCAATCGCTAATCACGGATGGGGATTATTAGGATGAAAGACGCACTTAAAATGTTGGGAATGTTTTTAATGTTTACAGGACCAATGTTTGTAATCGTAATATGGTATTTAATAACAGTTCTTTAGGAGTAGTAAATGAACAGAGATAAAGTAATGGAACAGCTCAAGATTGATGAAGGTGTAGTGTATGAAATCTACCTCGACCATCTTGGATATCCTACATTTGGAATTGGACATTTAATACTTGATCATGATCCTGAGCACGGACTCATGATTGGTGATGGTGTCTCAGAAGAACGAGTAAAAGAAGCATTTTATCGTGACTTTGAGATTGCACTTACAGAGTGCAAAATGTTGTATGATTGTTGGGATAATTTTCCTGATGAAGTACAAGAAGTGTTAATAAACATGATGTTTAACTTAGGCAGACCACGACTCAGTGGTTTCAAAAAAATGAACGCTGCACTAGCATCTGGAGACTTAGAAACTGCCGCAATTGAAGGTAGAGACTCACGATGGTATGTACAGGTAGGCGATCGCGCTGAGCGATTGATGACAAGGTTGGAAGTATGCTCCAAGCACTAATCGGACCAGTAGCAGGACTACTGGATAAGTTCATTCCTGACGCAGATGAGAAGATGAAGATTGCGGCAGAGTTAAGTACGATGGCGGAACGACACGCCCAAGAATTAGCAAAAGGACA